TACATAAGGCTTCCGAGACTTTTTTACTGTGCCTGTTAACCGCGGTGTCACAGGTTCGAGCCCTGTTTGAGGCGCCACGAAATACGGTAGTCCATAATACAATGGGCTACCGTATTTTTTAATTTTTCTGTCGAAGAAGTCATTATAGCAAGCAGTTTTCCGAGCATAGGGGGTGCAAAAGCCCTCAATGCTCGGATTTTTCTATTTTACCGAAGGTGCACTGCGGATTTATGCTTTACACCCCCTTTGGGGAAAAATCAAAAAGTAGATAGATTTATCAAAAGGTTGTAGAGAAAAATCAAATTGTTCCTTGACATTTATTTGCTACGCTTTTCCTCTTCTCCAGGGAGAGTCAATGTTCCTGCTGATTTTGGTACAAATAGAAAAAGCCCTCTCCGATGTAAAACCGCCGAAGGAGGCATAAACAAGGGCTTTCGAGGTCAAATACTGACTTCGTAAGCCCTTGTTTGTTTTATTCAGTTACAGATTTCTGCCGTTCCAGAGTCCGACCACATCGTGGGGTGCAAGCCTTGCGGTGTACTGATTTTGAAATAATTAAAAGGTATGGAAAAGTTAAAAGACTATTCTTAGTTCAATATCAGCACTACAGCACATTGGTAGTATTTGTGCCACAATAATTACTCGGTTCTGTAGTCTACAGAACTTATTCCTACCCAAAAGTCACTGGGTGGTTTTCTTGCGGATTCGGAGAAAAGCTTGAAATAAAGCTTTCCTTGTGGTATAATAATTATAAAGCGAAGGAGGTCTTTAAATGATTCTATCAATAACAAAAAGTGCTCGCCAGTTCGGGTATGTTATATGGTCGAGCAAGACGGATGCTATGATGAAAGAGCTAATCGGAGATTGCTCCGAAATCGCAGTTTCCTTTAATGGATTCTCTATTGGAGTTAAATCTGTTGATTGGAAATACCATAGGATTTCAATAGGCTATAAGTTCACACGGGCTTTGCCAGAGACAGCAAAGGTATATAATTTGACGTTCCATGATAATGTTTTGGAGGTGAACGCATCTAATGTCTAACACAGAAACAAGGGCGTATTTTAGCCCTATTATCTCAGATATACCTTCAGAATGTGAAAAACGGCTGATTGATACTGGGATGCTTCACTATGAAGCATCTATTGCGGGTTATAACGAACGATATCATAGAGGAGAAACTTCGCACACAATCCATGTGTGGTGGGCTCGGCGGCCACACAGTGCCATGCGCTCATTGGTATTTGCGTCTTTAGCAAAAGACTCATCAGAAGATGCGTCTTCTGTTATGGCCTCTCTTGCAATGAATAACAATCACGATATAGAGGTTAAAGCAAAAAAGATTATAATGCAGGGGTATTCGGAACCTCCGAAGCTGCTTGATATGTTTGGTGGCGGCGGGACTATTCCCTTCGAGGCGAAAGATCTCGGTGCTGATACATATTCCATTGATGCCAATCAACTTTCGGTATTTATCCAGCAGTGTAATATGGTCTATGCTAATCAGGTTGATCTCGATAAGGCCAAAAGTATCGTCGCCAAATCAGGAAAGGATGTTTTATGCCGACTCAAATCTGATACAGAATGGCTATACCCACTAAGGCAATCAAGTGGAGAGAAGACCTTTGGATACATGTGGTCCTATAAAAAGAAATGTGACCACTGCGGAAAAGAGTTCTATTTAATAAAGCGTCCTTGGCTTTCAACAAAAAAAGGAAAACGACTTTCGTTCGTCAAGGAAGAAAGCCCCAACGGGGATATAATTGGTATTCAGAACATACCTGAAGATTCATATTATCCTGTGGCTTGGGGAAGAGGTACAGGAAAGTGTATTTGTCCCTATTGCCATGAACTTCAAGAAAAAATCGCTGTTCCCGATTGTGATGACGCACTATTAGCTATCATAAACGCAGAAAAAAGTGGCAAGTCATTTTCACTTGCCCCGGAGAACGCCATGCCTTCTATTGCAGCCATTGATGAAGAAGAAAAAAGAGTTCTGAATGAAATCCACGCTGAGCTTCCCAAAAGTGAGCTTCCAGTATGGTCTGGCATTGTTAACCCCGCATTGTATGGCATTAAAACTCATGCTGATTTCTTAAACCGCCGTCAAAGGATGCTTTTAGTCTATCTCATCAAAGAATTGATTGAAGAGTATAACAGACTCTCTGCGAACGATGAAATAATGGCTAAGTTTGTGATAGGCGTTTTGGCAAGCCTTATTGATCAAGTCGTTGATTGGAACTGCCGATTGTCAATGTGGATAGGAGGAAATGAACAAGTCGGAAGAGCTTTTTGTGGACCGGGTGTTGCAATGCTATGGGACTATACAGAAACCGACATGTTGCTCCACGGACCAGCAAATATTTGGGATAAGCTGGACAGAATAGTTAAAGGAGTATCGTCATTCGAGCATTCTGATGGGAAGATAACCATTAAGCACGCTCATGCACAGGAACTCCCGTTTGATGACAATATGTTTGATGCTATCGTAACAGACCCTCCTTATTATGATAATATTTATTACTCTATTTTGGCAGACTTTTTCTACGCTTGGAAACGTATTCTGCTAAAGCATATAGCTCCGGACCTGTTTTCGGAAGAGATAACCGACACAGAGTATGAACTTGTAGCATCATCTCGACGTCAGGGAAAAGGCAGCAACGCTCATGAATCATACTGTATTGAGCTTAAACAAGCATTTGGAGAGGCCGCACGAGTAATAAAACCAGATGGTGTCTTTTCGTTCATTTACTCACATAGCTCCGTAAATGGTTGGGATGCAATCATACAATCCTACCGATCTTCGCCTTTCTGGATTACAAGTGTTCAGCCTTTAAGCATTGAAAGAAAAGGAAGACCTCGCTCCGTTATGTCTGAAGCGGTAAATACCTGCATGGCTTTTGTCGCAAGAAAGAATACGGCAGAGCGAACTCCTATCACAATGTCAATGCTCCAAGAAAAAATGAAGGATATTATGGAGTCCTTTGGCAAGCAACTAACCGAGCAATCAGGTTGGAATGGTGCCGATGCTGGTCTGGCAGTATTAGCTTATGCTGTTGGCTTAATAGCAAACGCTGAATGCGTTACTGATGCTGATTCAGATGCTGATGCACTCATACAAGTTGGCAAGGAGATAAAAAAGGTTTTCCCTGAATTTGTACTTAAAGTTCGAAGTTCTCTCTGATCAAAAGAGGAGATAGAGCAAAGGCCCTACCTCCTCTTTTGCTTTAATTCTGGTCTCTATAATACCGGAAGTCGTCTATGTGTTTAAGATAATCAAGAGCAGTGGCATTATCTCGCTTAACGATTTCGTTTGCCACATATTCTTTCATTTCTTCGATGTTTGTAAAGCGATTAAGATCTTCTCGCACGGCTGCGATGACAGAGTCGACAGTATTCTGAACGATTTTCCGGTACTCCGCTGCAGCCAGAAGTATTCTCCGATGATACTCTTTCATCTCAGAGAGATACTCTCCTTTGGATATTGAGAGAAGGCCGCACAAAAAATTGGTGATGTAGTCCCAGTAGTTCTTCTTGTTTCTGGAGGTTGTAACTCGATTATCTGTATAGTTCCACAATTTCAAGAGATCCGAAATTGCAACACGATCTTTGTACTTTAAAAGCAAAGCCATTACCTCATACGGAAGCATCACTACAGGCGTGTCATGGTTAGTGCACTCTTCGTAAACTTCGCTATCGCTTTCCCATTCGTGCAAGGAAGAGTATGTAACAAGGCCTCCAATCACATGATTAGGTCCACTCTCCTCAAGATTCTTAATCCAAAGGGCAACACTTGCCAGCTTAAGAAAATCTTTGACATTTGGAGCCTTTTGACTACGACCGAGTCTAAATACCTTGGCATCACATACTATCGAGGTGCCATCATACTTTAGTTCGACGTCTTCGGTGCCTGATTTCTTAGTTGGCAAACGATATGTACCGCCCATTCTTCGCCACCATTCTCCAACCATCAATTCAGTCAGCTTCGTAAATAGCTTCTCGCATTTTCCCATGCCAGAGTATAAATCTGGAATAAAACAGCTAATGATTACCTCGCTGAAATCGGTATCGTTCAGATTTTTTATGTTCTCTTTAACCTCGTCAACAACGCTTTGGATATCTACCGCCGGACGATTTTCATCCGGATAAAGCGCATCAACAATTTTCTTGAAATAAAACACATTGTCCAAATTCATTTGTACATCTCCTTTGTCGTTGTCGCCCATAGTGTTGTTTTTTTCTTTATAGTATGAAGTGTAGTTATGGCATAATCTCCACTTTGTTGAGCTTGTTCCAAAATCAATTGAATAATGCTTTCTGCAACTATCGCAATCAATGAACGCATTACCATCTCTGTGTCCGGGCGTATAGTCCTGTTCTTCAACTATTCTACCTTTGCCACAAGGACAGGTATAAATCCGTTTGATTGTGGTCCCGCTTCTCTCTTCAAAGAGTAATTGTATAGGTCCATTTGTCTCCATTGTTTCTATACCCTCCAGAATTTTTTCTTTTCAGCAGACTTCGTCTAGAAATAATTGAATGGAACAATCTCGTCGCAATTCATAAGAGAGATACAGCCTGCTGACACACAGCAGATTATTTTACATCTCTTATTTTGTAATTGTTCCGTCCTTGATATGGTAACTGATGCCACGTTCATCACAGAACGCTATTACCTCCGCAGCCCTGTCATTGAAGAACTGCTTGTGCTGCGTATAAGCAGTAACTTCGGTGTTGTAGTTCATTCGACCAAATATAATTCGGTCAACGAAGTCTACTTTCTCCAGCAACACCTGTAAGTCTTGCCTGACGATGTTAGGCGTCGGGAACGGCTCAATACTTACCCATGTAATGCAACCAGCATCGTGTAGTGCTCTTAATGAATCAAGTCGTTCTTTTAAAGGTGCTGCCCCCGGCTCTATGCGCTTTCTAAACACCTCATCCGTAGTAATCAGCGTAATGCCATACTCATTTTCTTTTGAAAACTTAGCTAACTCAATCGGCAAAATGCCCTTAGTTAGAACTGAACACTTTATCCCAACGTCATTGAGCTTTTTGATTGACGCCAAGCTCACTTTCTGAATTTCAGGATACTGATACATAAACGGATCCGTTGAAAAACACAACTGAACAGATTTGATTTTATCCTTAAATCGAGGAATCTCCTTGTCCAGTAGTTCAAGCGTGTTTGACACCAGATATGGCTCCAACCATTCCTCGTAAGATTTTATTTGCCCGAAACGTTTCTTCATCATAAAAGCATAGCAGGGATATTTACAACCATGAGCACAGCCTTGAATATGATTCATCGTATAGTCGCCATACTCTACACCAGTTTTGTAGAGCATGGTTTTCCTTTCGATGTAACCTTTAACCTTTTTCATTCTGCACCTCTACGTGCAAAGCTTATTTTGCCTCGTGATACCGAAGCTCCATAGTTTTGCTTTAACTCATTCTTTATATCATTTCTGAACCCGTCTGATGGAAAAACCGGGTGTTCATCAAGAACAGCCCACAAATCATCAAGCGGAACATCATCTTGCCCGTCAAACCGGGTTTGCAGGTATTCCGCAATATCCTTTATATAATAACAGAATTCGTCAGTCACTGTTTTGAAGAAGCCGTTTCCTTCAAAATCAAGCACGACCTGATTCTCATTGCCGTGAGTGTTCTTCGTGGACGACTTTCCTCCAAAGGTCTGCCATGCGCTCTTTTTATATAGCTGAAATCCCTTTAAATTACTTGTGCAGTGAATCAAATCGTACACAATAGCATTTTTTTCATTGAAAAACGGGAATGCTGCGATATAATACTGACGATTTTTGTTTCTGCGAAGCGCCTTGATAATATCTTCAATACGTTTCTCATAAGCAGTCTTGTCGCTTCCATAAGGAATAAGGTTTTCCAGTTCTGTCAGATAGGTCTGCTCATATTTATTTCTCGCCGTATCCTTCTTGACCATTTTTACGGCCCGCATTGAATCCGAAACCATATGATTGATGATGATTTCACACCAATTGTTGATATAAGGAAAAAGAGCGTTCCAGTCTATGGTCGCTTGGAATGGATCGTAAATAAGCAAATAGTGCTTTCCGCTTACCATCGCCTTACCGATCCGTTTTGCGAGGTCATTACCGTCCTCGGTAGTGATATGATAATGAAAATTTCTGGTTTCGCTGGGCATAAGGCTTTCGAGGTGAGCTGTTTTGACAGCGGATAAATCGCTGAAGTACAAATCTATCTGTTTTCCGTAATACTGTCCTGCAACTTGACGGAGGTATTTAGCAATGCGAACCGGCGTGCCGAAAACTTGCTGACCGTCATCATCGACATATTCACCGCTATTTGACATACAATCGATAAAAACGAGTCCGGTGCAGTATTTATTCAGAAGAAGTATGTGCGCCCACGCTTCGACATACTTCTCAATGAGCTCAAATTTCTTTATAGTATGCGGATTCGCATGGCCAATTATTTCGTCACTGCTGCTCACTACTTGTTTCCTCCTCCGGAATTAGATCCATAATGTCTCCGATATTGCAGTCTAATGCTTTGCAAATTTTCATTAAGACTTCCATGCTCACGGTTTCTCCCTTGGACAGTTTCGTAACGGAGGCCCAGCTGATGCCAGCCGTAGCAAGTAAATCCTTCTTTTTCATATCTTTATCAATTAGCAGCTTCCATAGCTTTTTGTAACTTACTTCCATCGAGATATCCCTTCCTTAAATCTAAAAAAGCCTGTTTCAGAGTTCGACCAAGATATTATATCACGAAAATGTGCAAAACACAAGAGGTTTTCTCTGAAAACGCTAGAATTTGCACTGTTTATGGTTGAAATTTCATCGTAGATGTGGTATAATATATGAGTTCAAATCATTTTCGGTTAGGAGGGTGTGTCTTGTCCAAGAAGTATGATACGTTTGCGGCCTATCTTGAGGACGTGTACTATAACCAGATTTTCAACAAAATTAAATCATACCTCTTTAACAACAAAGGTCGCTTGGACCTATCAACTTCTGTTGTTCCCAACCCCTCCTATGTAGAATTGAGTGATTTCAAAATCATGGGAGTCAATTTCCATGAGTCAGATACCGACAGGATTGAATGTAAAGTTACAGTCCGTGCGGAAATCGAAATCTCTGGCCGTGGTCGACGTGACTATGAAAGCGATTCTACTGAATGCTGGATTTCAATACCTTTATCAGCGACTTTGAGAAATGGGCTCCAACAAGTCAGCATTGGATATGCATCCGAGTATTCAAGAGAACTGTTTCGGGCAGAAGATGCGCTCACTAAATACCTGGTCCCGTACATCTACGCAAAAGATCTCGATAAGCATGCGGAGAGATTTCTCGAAAAATACTGTCCCCGTGCGTTAGAGGAGCCCATGCCGCTCCCCATCAAGGAGATTGTTGAAAATATGGGACTGACGGTTTATCATGCTCCACTGCCGGACGGTATCTTTGGTCGTACATATTTCAATGACGCTAATGTCGAGGTTTTTACAAATAAAACGTGCTCGGAAACAGAAGATCGGACTATATGCCCCGGAACCATACTTGTTAACCCCGATGTCGTTTTTATGCGAAATATCGGTTCGACAAATAATACCGTAATCCACGAGTGTGTCCATTGGGACAAGCACTATAAGTTCTTCGAGCTTCAGAAGCTCTTGAACCCTGATATCCAAGCAATCTCCTGTGCTGTTGTCGAGGATTATAAGAAGAAGTCCAACGAGCTCGAAGATGAGCTGTCTTGGATGGAGTGGCAAGCCAATGCGCTGACTCCCAAAATTCTAATCCCCGCAAAAACCGGTAAGGAAAAACTCTCCGAAATTCTAAACAGACTTCACAGAGCATATCGTGGTCGTCTCCGTGACGGGTATGTCATGGAACTTGCCATCAGTGAGTTCGCTGATTTTTTCAAGGTTTCAACGACAGCCGCAAAGATCCGTGCTGTTGAGCTCGGTTTTGAGCAAGCCGCCGGTGTTTTCAACTTTGTCGATGGTAAGAACTACCCGCCATTCTCCTTCAAAAAAGGCAGTTTGAAAAAAGGCCAAACCTTTGTCATCGACCGCAACAATGTCATAATTCAGTCCCTGCTTAACCCGGATTTATCTGAGGATATTGCGGCGAGGCGTTTTATTCACGCTGGTGGTCTACTCGTCATTAATGATCCTCAATATGTAAGTATTGTGGAGGATTCTGAACCAACCCTTACCGAATACGCCTTAGAGCATGTCGATGAGTGCTGTTTGGTATTCGACCGCACTACACGAGTCAGCACCCAATACGATGACTCCTTCTACCGCATATGCTTCCTTTGTAGAGATGCCGATTCAAAGAGTTTTGTTGAAGCCAGCTTCAATCCGAAGGAAGGCAAGAATGAAGATGTACAGAAACGTGCCCGTGAAATGGCTGCCATCGCAGCAGAAGCAAAGCGGGTCGCAGATATCCTTGCAGAGGTCCCTTCTTCCTTCTGTGGCACCCTCGATTATCATGTAAAACGTCGTGCATACACCAACGAGAAGATGGAAGAACGCACCGGCATCAGCTCCCGAATGATTCAGGACTACCGTAATAAAAAAGACGCCAAGCCTACGCTTCAAAGTGTACTTGCTCTTTGCATAGGATTAAATCTGCACCCGTCTTTTTCATATGATCTCATTGCCAAAGCTGGGTATAACATTATGATTGCTTCAGAGGAGAATCTCATTTACCGGTATCTGATCGATAATCACCACATGGAGAACATCTATATGTGGAATGCAAAGCTGCAAGATGCCGGTATTCCGCAGCAATTACCCAAAAACGGAAACAAAATGACTGCTCCTGAAAAATAATTCGGAAGTCGCACTTCCAGCATAAAACCCAGATAAATCAAGGCTCTTATGTCTTTCGAGACATGAGGGCCTTCTTTTTTTGCCTATTTTACAGGCTTTTCGACCATCGGAGCCGGAAGTCTCGCTTCCTCGTGAAAATCCGAAATCTCAATAAAATAGTACATGTGAGTGACAGCTCACACCCACAAGAGGTACGTCCGCTGGCCACGGACGATCCAGTGCCACCTGATGGGACAAGTTAATACGAACAGCTGCCTACTGGATAAGGAAGCTGCAGACCGGAACGGAGGTTTCCGTTTGGACTGCGGTTGATTCTTTACACCCATTTTGCGGCAGCACCAAAAGTCCTCCGTTTCGAGAAATCGAAAATCGGAGGACTTTTTTATGACAATCAATGACAAACAAACCACCTCGCAGATCTACTATCGCCCGCTCCGCAAGTGGATTGAAGTTACCCCGGAGGAAAAACAGAACTGGGAACGCTTCATTGACGCGACCCGCAAAGCCAAGCAGAGAGCCGGCGCCTGCTGCGTTCCTTACAAGAAGAGCTACAAGTGCGATGGTCTGTGCGAAGAATGCGAATACCGCTGCATCCCCAAAGATGCTATCCAACACCTCTCCATCGACAGCGAATTGGAGAACGCCTATGAGAACGGTGTCTCCCGCACCAGCTTTCTTGCAGACAACAGGCTGACCACGGAAATCAACATCGACAGCATGATCTTGAACCGCCTTCTTTCCGAGTTGCGGGATTCCGACCCGGAAAGCTATCAGATCCTTATGGTTCTGGCAGACGGGCTATCCGAGCGCGCAGGCGCCGAAAAGCTGAATATGCCTCGAAACACCTTTGTGTATAAGCGAAATCAGCTGTTGAAGCGCATCCGCGAAAATTTCTAAAAAACTTCAATTCTCTTTCGGCCATTTCTTCCGTTCCTGTCCAGATGGGTCTGTGAAAGGCAACACAAGACGCCTTGGGAAAGGAGGAATCGCCGATATGAGTTACAACGCAGGCCATTATGACGCCCGTGCCGACGAGGACATTGTTGATGTTCTGACCGCGATCAGCGTGGTGTCGAAGAGACTGGCGAGCAATCTGACTGCCGCACGCCAGCAAAGCAAATCAATGGAAGGAGGAAAATTAAATGAGCAGAATGAGCGATATGGCACAGACCATCGAAGAACTCCGCAGTGCTGCCGCTGCTATTTCGGATGCCGCTGACTGGCTGACGAAAATGTTCAGTGAAGAGCCGCAGGCATCGGATGCTCCGGCTTCTCCTCCTAAACAGGAACTGACGCTGGAACAGGTCAGAGCCGTTCTCGCAGACAAGTCTCGCAAAGGTCACACCGCCGAGATTCGCGCTCTGCTCCAGAAGTATGGCGCAGCAAAGCTGTCCGGCATTAATCCCGCCCACTACAAAGCGCTGCTTGCCGATGCGGAGGTGCTGACCGATGCCACCTAAAGGACACGCTGTTCTCTCGGCATCGTCTTCCGAGCGGTGGTTGAATTGCCCGCCCTCCGCAAGGCTGTGTGAAGCCTACGAGGACAAAGGCAGCGACTATGCCGCCGAGGGCACCGACGCTCATGCCTTATGCGAGTTTCGACTCAAGCAGGCACTTGGCATTCCGGCTGAAAGCCCCATTGAGAACCTTTCCTGGTACAGCGAAGAAATGGAAGATTGCACCGCCGGGTATGCCGCCTATGTGACGGAGCTTCTTGAAGCTGCAAAGCAGACCTGCACCGACCCTGTAGTTCTGATTGAACAGCGGGTGGACTTCTCCCATTGGGTTCAAGAGGGCTTCGGCACAGCCGATTGCATTCTCATTGCCGATGGCGTCATGAATATCTGCGATTACAAACATGGCAAAGGCGTCGAGGTCAGCGCAGAGCGGAATCCGCAAATGATGCTCTATGCCCTGGGCGCTTTGGAGATTTTCGACGGCATCTACGATATCGACACCGTCTGCATGACCATCTTCCAACCCCGGAAGTCCAATGTCAGCGTGTATGAGATGTCCAAGGATAATCTGCTCGAATGGGCAGATACCGAACTGACGCGGAAGGCACAGCTTGCCTACGAGGGACAGGGCGACTTCTCCTGCGGCGAGTGGTGCCGCTTCTGCAAGGCGAAAGCCGAGTGCAGAGAACGCGCAGAAGCCAATCTCGCTCTTGCACGGTACGACTTTGAGAAACCGGCGCTCCTTGACGACGATGAGATTGCCGACATTCTCGGAAAGGTCGATGCATTGACCGCTTGGGCAGCCGATGTGAAGGAATACGCTCTGCAGCAGGCTGTCAGCGGTAAGGAATGGACTGGCTGGAAACTGGTCGAGGGTCGTTCCAACCGCAAGTACACCAACGAGGCCGTTGTTGCCGCTGCGGTTGAAAGCGCAGGCTTCGATCCCTACGAGCGGAAAGTCCTCGGTATCACCGCCATGCAGAAACTGCTCGGCAAATCCCGCTTTGAGGAACTTCTCGCCCCCTACATTGAAAAGCCGCAAGGCAAACCGACGCTCGTGCCGGAGAGCGACAAACGTCCGGCAATGAACACTGCAAAATCAGATTTTATGGAGGAATTTTAATATGTCTACCAACACAAACAGAGTCAACAATCCCATGAAGGTCATCACCGGTCCCGACACCCGTTGGTCTTACGCCAATGTCTGGGAACCGAAGTCCATCAACGGCGGCACGCCCAAATACAGTGTCAGCCTCATCATCCCCAAGTCCGACACCAAGACGGTCGCAAAGATCAAGGCGGCTATCGAGGCGGCTTACCAGGAAGGTCAGGCCAAGCTGAAGGGCAACGGTAAGAGCGTACCGCCCCTTGCTGCCATCAAGACCCCTTTGCGCGACGGCGATATTGAGCGCCCGGACGATCCCGCCTATGCCAATGCCTACTTCATCAATGTCAACTCCGCTACCGCTCCCGGCATTGTGGACGCTGACCGCAACCCCGTGCTGACCCGCTCCGAGGTCTACTCCGGCGTGTACGGTCGCGCCAGTATCAACCTGTATGCCTTTAACAGCAACGGCAACAAGGGCATCGCCTGCGGACTGAACAACCTGCAGCTCATCCGTGCCGGAGAGCCGCTCGGCGGCAAGGCAAGCGCAGAGTCCGACTTTGCGACCGATGACGATGATGACTTTCTGTCTTAAGGAGGTAACCGAATATGGAACTGACTACGATTCTTTGCATCCTGCTTCTCAGCCTGTATCTGTTGCTGGCGGTCTTTTGGATCGTTCGCTCGGTCATTGATGCCATCGATGACCATGAGCGCAAGAAAAGGGACGATGCCTGGGAAGTCGAAAAGCAGCGGCTTGAGAAAGAGCGTGCTCTTCGTGAAGTGGAGTACCACGAAGCCCGCATGAAAAATCTGCACGAGTAAACCGAAAGACCCCGTGGGCGGCAGAGCGATCTGCCGCCCTATTGGGGCAAGCGAAAGGACCGGTAAATATGAAAACTCTCTCAATTGATATTGAGACTTACAGCGATCAGCCGCTTGCGAAAACCGGCGTCTATCGCTATGTGGAGTCTCCCATATTTGAAATCCTGCTCTTTGCCTACAGTGTGGACGGCGGCAATGTGCAGCAGGTCGATCTTGCCTGCGGAGAACAGATCCCTGCCGAGGTCATTGCCGCACTTGAGGACGATTCCGTTACCAAGTGGGCGTTCAACGCCAACTTTGAACGCATCTGCCTGTCTCGCTTTCTTGGGCTTCCGACTGGGAATTACCTTGCACCGAACGCATGGAAGTGTTCTATGGTGTGGGTTGCAACGATGGGGTTGCCGCTTTCTCTGGAAGGGGTCGGCTCGGTTCTTGGGCTTGAAAAGCAAAAGCTGACTGAGGGCAAGGAACTCATCAAATATTTCTGCCAGCCCTGTGCACCCACAAAATCCAACGGACAGCGTACCCGCAACCTTCCGGCTCATGCCTCGGACAAGTGGCTGGCATTCAAGAAATACAACATCCGCGATGTGGAAACCGAGATGTCCATTCAGGCGCGCCTGTCCAAATATCCCGTGCCGGACAGCGTGTGGGACGAATATCACATTGACCAGGAGATCAACGACCGTGGTGTTGCCTTAGATATGGAATTGGTGCGGCAGGCTATTCAGATGGACGGCAGATCTCGCTCCGAGCTGACCCAGGCAATGAAAGATTTGACCGCTTTGGAGAACCCCAACTCCGTGCAGCAGATGAAGCAGTGGCTTTCGGACAACGGTATGGAAACCGATACCCTCGGCAAAAAGGCCGTGGCAGAAATGCTGAAAACTGCACCGCCGGAGTTGCATACGGTATTGACTCTCCGGCAGCAGCTTGCCAAGTCCTCGGTGAAAAAGTACCAGGCAATGGAGACTGCGGTCTGCGCCGATGATCGCGCCAGAGGTATGTTCCAGTTTTACGGTGCCAACCGCACAGGTCGATGGGCTGGACGCATTATTCAGATGCAGAACCTGCCGCAGAACCACCTCGCCGACCTTGCCGAAGCCCGTGGGCTTGTCCGCTGCGGCGACTTTGAGGGTGTGAAAATGCTCTATGAAGATGTGCCAGATACACTGTCTCAGCTGATCCGCACGGCATTTGTACCGCAAGGTGACCGCAAATTCATCGTTGCGGACTTTTCTGCCATTGAAGCCCGTGTCATTGCATGGCTTGCCGGAGAGACATGGCGGCAGAAGGTCTTTGCCGATGGTAAGGACATCTACTGTGCGTCTGCGTCTCATATGTTCGGTGTCCCTGTCGAAAAGCACGGCATCAACGGTCATCTGCGGCAGAAAGGCAAAATTGCAGAACTGGCTCTCGGCTACGGCGGCTCTGTCGGCGCGCTGAAGGCAATGGGTGCGCTCGACATGGGGCTGACCGAAGATGAACTGCCGCCCCTTGTGGACGCATGGCGGCAGGCAAATCCGAAAATCGTGCAGTTCTGGTGGGCGGTCGACCGTGCCGTTATGGAAGCTGTTCGATTCAAGCACACCAACGAGACCCACGGCATCACATTCGCCTGCAAGAGCGGGATGCTGTTCATTACGCTCCCATCCGGCAGACAGCTTGCCTATGTAAAGCCCAAGATTGGCACAAACAAATTCGGTGGTGACTGCATCACCTACGAAGGTGTCGGCGGCACGAAGAAGTGGGAGCGACTGGACAGCTATGGTCCCAAGTTCGTGGAGAACATCGTCCAAGCCACGGCCCGTGACATTCTCTGTTATGCCATGAAAACGCTCCGCTGCTGTTCCATCGTGATGCATATCCACGATGAAGTGGTCATCGAAGCCGACCGCCGGATGTCATTGCAGGCAGTCTGCGACCAGATGGGCAGAACCCCTCCATGGGCGAAAGGCTTACAGCTTCGTGCCGATGGCTACGAAACGGAATTTTATAAGAAAGACTGACGAGGTTAACCCAATGAGTATCAACAAATTCAACATCGAGGGGTATTACGACCCCACCGCTTATGAGGCTATGACAGCCGTAGAAAAAGAGGAAAAGGCACTTCGAGCCTTTCGTCCCATCGTGTACATCTGCTCACCCTATGCCGGTGCAGTATCGGAGAATATCGAAAACGCTCGGAAATACAGCCGCTTTGCCGTGGATAACGGCTACATTCCCGTCGCACCGCATCTGCTTTTTCCGCAGTTTCTCAATGACGATAATCCAAAAGAGCGCCAACTGGGGCTGTTCTTTGGTAACGCGCTGATGAGCAAGTGTAGCGAGGTGTGGGTCTTTGGTGACCGCATCTCCGCCGGCATGGAAGCAGAAATCCGCAGAGCCAAGTGGAAGAATTACCGCTTGCGTTACTTCACCAATACTTGCGAGGAGGTATAAATCATGTTCACCATTTACAGCGCTGACTATATCAACGCACCCGGCAACTGCTCCTATCCGCACAAATTTGAAGTGACCAACACAGCCGGATTGGCGCAGGCGGTCAGCCGAGACTATGTCTGTGCCGAGTACATGAACCATTACCGCAACGGGGATAACTTCCTCGGTTCGGACTGCCTTCCCGTAGACTGCGACAATGATCACTCCGAGAATCCTGCCGATTGGGTCACTCCGGCAGATGTCCAGACGGCATTTCCCAGCATTACCTTTGCCGTTCACTTCAGTCGCTTTCATATGTGCGAGAAAAACGGCAAACCTGCCCGTCCCAAGTTCCATGTGCTGTTCCCCATTGACTACATGACGGACGCTGCCGCCTACAGCGAAATGAAGAAATTGGTCAACACCATTTTCCCATATTTCGATACCAAGGCTCTGGATGCCGCCCGTTTCTTCTTCGGCACGGCAGAACCCAAGGTGGAGATTTTCTCCGGAGATATGACTCTCAGTGAGTATCTGTCCGGGGATGACTTTGATGCCGATATCGGCAGCGGTTCTCACGGCGGCAACCAGGTCATTCCCGAAGGCAGCCGCAATGCCACCATGTCCCGTTTTGCCGGTCGCGTTATCAAGAAATACGGTGACTGCGAAGAAGCGTTCAACTGCTTTATGGAAGAGGCAGATAAATGTACCCCTCCGCTGGAGCAGCAGGAACTGATGACCATCTGGCATTCTGCCCAGAAGTTCTATGCCAGGGTTCAGCAGCAGGACGGATATGTTCCTCCCGAACTGTACAACGATGATACCTCATACAAGCCGGACGATTTCTCCGATGTCGGACAGGCTGAGGTTCTGGCAAAACACTTCTCCGGGGAACTGCGTTATTCTCCGGCGACCCATTACATCCGTTACAACGGTCGGTACTGGCAGGAAACCGAACCCGGCTCCCAGGCTGTCGCCCACGAACTGACCCGCCGCCAACTGAAAGAAGCATCTGCGGATATGCTTGCCGCACTTGCTACTCTTAAGGCTTGCGGTGCGCAGGATATTCTGGACAACAACAGCAAAGCCAAAGCCGAAGGCATGATGAGCGAGAAGCAGATGGAAGCATACAAGGCTTTCCTTGACGCAAAAGCATATCAGTCCTATGTCATTCAGCGCCGCGCATCCAAAAATATCACCGCAACTCTGAAGGAGTCTCGTCCTATGCTTGAGATCACTCCGCAGGACTTGGATGCCAACCCTTATTTGCTCTGCACCCCGGATGCGACCTATGACCTGCGTCTCGGTATGGCGGGCGCAAGGGAGCATTCGCCGGAGGACTTTATCACCAAAACGACCACGGTTTCTCCCAGTGACCGTGGTAAGCAGATCTGGCTTGATTGCCTGGACACCATTTTCTGCGGCGACCGAGAACTCATCGACTACGTGCAGATGATCTGTGGTCTTGCCGCTGTTGGCAAGGTCGAGGTCGAAGCCCTCATTATCGCATACGGCTGCGGAAGCAACGGCAAGTCCACCTTCTGGAACTCCGTGTCCCGTGTCCTGGGTCTGTACAGTGGCAATATCTCCGCTGACACGCTGACCTTCGGATGCCGACGCAATGTGAAGCCGGAAATGGCAGAGGTCAAGGGTAAGCGGCTGCTCATTGCCGCTGAGATGCAGGAAGGTGCTCGACTGAACGATTCCACTGTGAAGCAGCTCTGCTCCGTGGACGATATCTTTGCGGAAAAGAAGTACAAAGACCCCTTTAGCTTCTCTCCGAGCCACAGTCTGGTGCTGTACACCAATCATCTGCCGAAGGTCAGTGCATCTGATGACGGCACCTGGCGCCGACTGATCGTTATCCCGTTCAATGCCAAAATCGAGGGCAAGAGCGACATCAAAAATTACGGCGACTACCTGTATCAGAATGCCGGAGAAAGCATTCTTGCCTGGGTCATTGAAGGTGCAAAAAAGGTCATTGACCTGGACTACAAATTCCCGGTTCCGGCTACCGTGCAGAAAGCGATAGATGATTATCGCGCGCAAAACGACTGGTTCGGCAATTTTCTCGATGAGAGGTGCGAGGTCGGTAGCGGCTACAGAGAGAGTTCCAATGCTCTGTACCAGGCATACCGCAACTATTGCGTGGATACCAACGAGTATGTCCGCAGCACCGCCGACTTCTATACTGCCCTTGAGGGTGCGGGTTTCGACCGTATCAAGGCTAAAAACAAGCGTTTTATCAAGGGTGTACGGCTGAAACCGGACGATACGGACAGTGAGGATTTCCTTAACTGACAGACCATTGGGTTAACCTCGATTAAGGTCAAATACAAAAAGTCTCTTAGGGGGAATTTTCATAAAAATCCATAAGAAAAAGTCTTGTAAATGACCTTCAACGAGGTTAACCCAGGTCATAAATCTCAACAGGAGAAAGCATTATGAGAGAAAAAACAATCGAGCGAAAATTAACGCTGATGGTAAAAAAGCGCGGCGGTATCTGTCCGAAGCTCGTGTCTCCCGGATATGATGGGATGCCCGACCGAATCGTTCTTCTGCCAGGTTGCCATTTTGCCTTTGTGGAAGTAAAGGCTCCCGGCGAAAAGCCCCGCCCACTTCAGCTTTCGCGGCACAAATTACTACGCAGACTCGGTTTTCCGGTATATGTCCTGGATACCGAGGAGCAGATCGGAGATATCCTTGATGAAATACAGTCCACATGATTACCAGACCTATGCCGTGGATTACATCGAAACACATCCCATCGCCACCGTATTTTTAGATATGGGGCTTGGGAAAACGAGCATCACCCTCACGGCAATCAACAACCTGCTGTTTGACAGTTTCGAGGTGCATCGGGTGTTGGTCATCGCACCGCTGCGAGTGGCACGGGACACATGGACAGCGGAAGTCGATAAGTGGGATCACCTCCAGAACCTTATCTGCTCCGTGGCTGTCGGCACCGAAGCTGAACGCAAAGCAGCCCTGATGCGACCGGCTGACATTTACATCATCAACCGAGAAAATGTCCAGTGGCTTGTCGAAGAAAGCGGCATTCCGTTCACCTTTGACATGATCGTAATAGACGAGCTTTCCTCTTTCAAGAACCACAACACCAAGCGGTTTAAGGCGATGCTGAAGGTCAGACTCAAGGTCAACCGCATCGTAGGGCTGACCGGTACTCCCGCTTCCAACGGTCTGATGGATCTGTGGGCAGAGTTCCGCATCCTGGACATGGGTCAGCGGCTGGGACGCTTCATCACCAAGTACCGCACCGACTACTTTCAGCCGGACAAGCGTAACGGGCAAATCATCTACAGCTACAAGCCGCTGCCGTATGCGGAGGACGCCATTTATAAGCAGATATCCGATATCACCATCTCCATGAAAGCGACAGACCATCTGAAAATGCCGGAACTGGTCAGCAGCGAATATACTGTCCGTTTTTCCGATGAGGAGAAACAGAAATATATCGATCTGAAGCTGGAGCTGGTGTTGTCTCTCGGAGATGCAGAAATCACCGCCGCCAATGCCGCATCCCTCTCCGGCAAATTGTCGCAGATGGCAAATGGTGCGATTTACGATGACGGCGGCGAGGTCATCCAAATCCATGACCGAAAACTCGATGCTTTGGAGGACATCATCGAATCTGCGAACGGGAAGCCGGTTCTGGTGGCTTACTGGTTCAAGCATGACCTTGCCCGCATATCCGAACGACTGAAAAAACTGCATATCCCGTTCTCACGCCTGGACACTTCCGACAGTATCCGCAGATGGAATAGCGGAGAGATCCCCGTTGCACTGATTCACCCCGCATCCGCAGGACACGGTCTGAATCTCCAATCCGGTGGTTCCACGCTTGTATGGTTCGGTCTTACCTGGTCATTGGAACTGTATCAGCAGACCGTGGCTCGCCTATGGCGGCAGGGACAGACAGCCGAAACCGTGGTGGTTCAGCACATCGTAACAAAGGGCACCATTGACGAGCGCATCATGAAAGCCCTCTCCCAAAAGGAGCATACGCAGACGGCTCTTATCGACGCCGTGAAAGCGGACTTGAAAACCTGAGACAATCTATGAAAATCCGTGCCGATCCGAGGATCACAAAATATCGGAGGTACGAATATGAACCCTTATCAGGCATTAGCCAACGCCATTGTAGAACTGGCCGTAAAAGACTACAAAAAAGCCCTCAAGCGGCACTATCGCTTTCCGAATAACGAGGATTACGCCGCCGAGGTAAAAAGCCTGGAGCGATTTTTCCGTTCCGGTTGGTATGGGATGCTGACCGACCTTGACGCCGAATATCTCATGACAGGTGTTCGCCGTATGGTGTGCAAGGAGGTGGCGGCATGACGGCAAAGGAATTCTTGAACCAGGCATACCTCTTGGATCAGCGCATCAAGAGTAAGTCCGAGCAGATACAGTCCCTGAACGAGCTTGCCACCAAATGCACCGCTACGCTGACGGGTATGCCGAGGAATCCCAATCACGGCGGCTCCACGATGGCAGATGCTGTGTGCAAAATCATTGACCTGCAAAATGAGATTGCTGCGGACATGGACCGGTTGGTACAAATCAAGAAGGACATCGTGGATGTTATCGGCAAGGTCGATGATGTGAAGTTCCGCATTCTCCTGGAGAAGCGGTATCTGTGCGGCGAAACATGGGAAGAAATCACCGTGAGCCTTTACCACAATCGTCGATGGGTCTTCCGTCTGCACGACAAAGCCCTGGACGAAGTGCAGAAAATCCTTGATTCCGGCGAAACAAGCCACTAAAAGCCACTATAACGCACCCTCGCTTTATGATATCATTATAATGCGAAGAAAATATGGAACGAGCCTCATGGGAGCGATCCCGTGGGGCTTTTCTTATGCCCGAAGGAGGTGTGCAAATGCCCAAGCGACCACTCAGGCCCTGCTCTCACCCCGGCTGCCCCAACCTCTGTGAAGGACAGTTTTGTGAACAGCACCGTGTGGAGGAACGCCGCAAGTACGATAAATACGAGCGCAGCTCCGATGTCAACCGCAAGTACGGCAGAGCGTGGAAACGGATCCGTGACCGCTATGCGGCGGAGCATCCCCTCTGCGAGATGTGTCTCAAGGAAGGTCGGCTGACTCCGGTACAGGAAGTTCACCACATTCTGCCCGTTTCCAAAGGCGGCACTCACGCAAGGGACAACCTGATGAGTCTCTGTCAGTCCTGCCACACCAAGATCCACCACGACCTCGGCGACAGATAAAAAGGCCGTCCCCGGAAAAAGGGACGACCTCATATACGATATTATGCTTGAATATCAAACATGGCCATCAGCTTTTTGAAAGTATCCTGTCCATCGAGACAGGTGTCGGTCAAATAGCCTTTTTCCGTTTCCCATTCAGAAAGACCACGGTAGTAAAACATCTTTTTGGAATCCTCAATGATGAACGGAACAATGTTGTATCGCAAACATTCCTTGAGCGCCACTAACCGACCAATCCGACCGTTGCCGTCCTGGAAGGGATGGATGCGCTCAAAGTTGTAGTGGAATTCAATGATATCTTCTACCGAGACAGCATCAAGGGCTTCATAGCGTGACAACAGGGTCTTCATTCTTGCCGGTACATCCTTTGGCTTTGCGGTTTCCTTACCGCCGACCACATTGGCTCTTTTTTTGTAGTCGCCAACGGCAAACCAGGCAAGCGTGGAATCTTTCGTGCTCTGCTTCAAAATACGATGCAGTTCCTTGATGATGTCCTCGGTGAGCGGTTCTTCTGCATGGTCTATCACATAATCAATGGCACGAAAATGGTTGACTGTTTCGATGATGTCATCGACGGGGATCCCTTCTCCGACATCAACCGTGTTCGTTTCAAAAATCAGTCGGGTTTGATCCTCGCTGAGCTTGCTGCCTTCAATGTGGTTGGAGTTGTATGTCATACGGACTTGAAGTTCATGGTACAAGCCACCGGGCATACGGATGCTCTTTTCATCACGCAGCGTTTGCAGCAGTGCGTTGTCCGAGATATTTCGATACAGTTCCTCCGGTTTGCAGTTCAAAAACGTAGCAATCTTCTCAAGCACACGATCAGCAATTTTTTCGCCGTGACCGATTTTGGCAACCGTCCGCGATGAAATGCCGAGTTCATCTGCAAGGGCGGTCTTTGTAAGCCCTTTTTCACTGAGCTTTTGGATAAGTCCATCATATGAGACCAAGAATGTCCACCTCTTTCCTTTACTTATTATAACCGATTTTGCACGAAAAGTAAAGGCGCTTCTGAGAAAAAGTAAAGGTAGGGGGATGAAAATCTCCGGGACCTTTTTGGTCGGGCAACGGCCCGGGGTCACGTGTGCGAAAAAGGCGAAATCAAAAGGGTAATTAAGGGAGGTGAACTCGGATGCCCACAAAATCGAATAACACAGGCGGGCGCGGTGGCGCAAGACCCGGTGCGGGAAGGAAGAAATCCGCAGTCAAGGACAAGACCGAAAACGGGAATCCCGGCGGCAGAAAACTTGAAGTGCTGGACATTCCCGAAATCGAGGGTGTTGCCATGCCGAAGCCCCATGATTTTCTTTCCGCCGAGCAGCGGGACGGCAGCGTCCTGCAGGCGCAGGAAATTTATACGGAAACCTGGCAATGGCTCAAAGGCATCGGCTGTGCCGCAAAGGTGTCGCCGCAGCTCTTGGAACGCTACGCCATGTGTTCCGCCCGCTGGGTGCAGTGCGAGGAAATGACCAACCGTATGGGTTTCCTCTCCAAGCACCCCACCACGGGAAAGCCAATCCCGTCCCCGTTTATCAATATCGGCATCAACTACATGAACCAGGCGGTTCGGCTCTGGAATGAGATCTTCCAGATCGTGAAAGAAAACTGCAGCACGGAATACGGCGAGTCAACGCCGCAGGATGACCTCATGGAACGCCTGCTCCGTGCGAGAAAGGGGTAACACCATGTTTGAAAAAGTAAATCCGTGCCACCCAGACAAGGTGGCAGACAGAATTGCCGGTGCGCTTGTCGACCTGGCATACAGAAAAGAAAACGATCCCCGCATTGCCGTGGAGGTACTCATCGGCCACGGCGTGTGCCACATCATTGCGGAGACTTCGGTGAGTATTCCGAAAGAGGAAATCACCGCCGCCGTTCACCGCATTGCCGGAAACCTCGCTGTGGACTATGTGGAAGTGCCGCAGGACGGTCACCTCGCCAACAACCAGGCAGACGGCGTCCGCTGCGGAGATAACGGCATCTTCAAGGGAATGCCCGTGACCGAGGAGCAGAAAAAGCTGTCGCAGATCGCACGGGATATTTTCTCCGTGTATCCTTATGACGGCAAGTATGTCCTGAACGGCGACCGACTCATTCTCTGTCAGAGCAATGCGCCTTCGGATGCGCTCCGAGAGAAGTATCCTGATGCGGAGATCAACCCGCTCGGCGACTGGACAGGTGGTACCGATGTGGACACCGGCGCAACCAACCGCAAGCTCGGTTCAGATATGGCAGACTCGGTGACCGGCGGCGGTCTGCACGGCAAGGATCTGTCCAAGGCGGATGTATCCGTGAATATCTACGCTTTTCTCAAAGCTCAGGAAACCGGCAAGCCCGTGACGCTCTGCTGCGCCATCGGGGACGATACCGTGGATGGCAGACCCTACGCCGAAATCGTGGAGATCGCTCGGAGCTACATCCGCTCAGTCGGCGGCTTCGAGAAGTTCGCGGAATGGGGGCTGGTCTGATGAAAACAACGACCGAAATGCAGCTCGTCCCCATCACGAAACTGGTGCCGTATGTGAATAATGCTCGGACACACAGCCCGGAGCAGATCAACAAGCTCCGCTCCTCGCTTAGAGAGTTCGGATTTATCAATCCCGTCATCATCGACCGTGACTATGGCGTAATTGCCGGTCACGGTCGTATTCTTGCCGCCAAGGAGGAAGGCATCTCTGAGGTGCCGTGCGTCTTTGCCGACCACCTCACCGAAGCCCAGAAAAAAGCCTACATCATTGCCGACAACCGCATGGCGATGGACGCAGGCTGGGATGAAGAGCTTCTGCGTGTGGAAATCGAGTCCTTGCAGGCGGCGGACTTCGACCCGCTCCTCACCGGCTTTGATGAAAAGGAGCTGTCAAAGCTGTTTGATGACGGCAAGGATGTCCAAGAGGATGACTTTGATGTGGATGCCGAGCTGCAAAAGCCGACCTTCTCCAAGTCCGGCGACATCTGGATACTGGGACGACACCGGCTCATCTGCGGCGACAGTACAAAAGAGGAAACCTATACCGCCCTCATGGACGGGCGTAAGGCAAACCTCGTTATCACCGACCCGCCCTACAATGTGAACTACGAGGGCAGCGCCGGAAAAATCAAAAACGACAACATGGCATCGGAGAAGTTTTTCGACTTCCTCTTCGATGCCTTTTCCAATATGGCGAAGGTCATGGCGGACGATGCCTCCATCTATGTGTTCCACGCAGACACCGAGGGACTGAACTTCCGAAAAGCGTTTGACGCTGCCGGGTTCTACCTCTCCGGCTGCTGTATCTGGAAGAAGCAGTCGTTGGTGCTTGGCCGCTCTCCATACCAGTGGCAGCACGAGCCCTGCCTTTACGGCTGGAAGAAGAAAGGCAAGCACCAGTGGTACACCGGGCGAAAGGAGTCCACCATCTGGGAGTTCGACAAACCGAAGAAAAACGGCGACCATCCCACTATGAAGCCGATTCCGCTTCTGGCGTACCCCATTCAGAACAGCTCTATGGCAAACTCCGTGGTTCTCGACCCCTTCGGCGGGTCCGGCTCCACGCTCATTGCCTGTGAACAGACCGACCGGATCTGCTGCACCATCGAACTGGACGAGAAGTTCTGCGATGTTATCGTAAAACGGTACATCGAGCAGGTCGGCACGTACGAGAAGGTCAGCGTACTGCGTGATGGCAAGGAATACAAGTACTGTGAGGTAGCGCCCCATGACGAATAAGACTTTGACCCTCGGAAGCCTGTTTGACGGCTCCGGGGGTTTTCCATTGGGCGGGCTGCTTGCCGGGATCACTCCTGCGTGGGCTTCGGAGATCGAACCGTTTCCTATTCGGGTGACCACCAAGCGCCTGCCTTTTATGAAGCACTACGGGAACATCTCCGCTATGGACGGCGGCAAAATCGAACCTGTGGACATCATCACCTTCGGCAGCCCGTGCCAGGACATGAGCATCGCCGGCCGAAGGGACGGTCTGGACGGTTCCCGTTCTAGCCTTTTCTACGAAGCCGTCCGAATCATCAAAGAAATGAGGTGTGCCACCGATGGCAAATACCCAAGATACATCGTATGGGAGAATGTCCCCGGCGCCTTCTCCTCGAACAAGGGCGAGGACTTCAAGGCCGTCCTCGAAGCGGTCATCGGCATCGCCGAGCCG